TGGAGAAAAACTCTTGCAGATATGCCATCCAGAGTCATATTCTTGGTTTCACCTGTAAAGTCCTGGTATTCCACGGTAATTGTTTTTGGTCGTGTGATGTGTAATCCTAACAAAGGAAAGGACAAACATCCTTCCATCATGTGGATTTCACCTTCAGTAGTTAATACTTTAGGATTAAAGAATGCCACATAATCATCATTTGCACCCATCACAAATACACGATACTTAAAACCACATTGATTGGCCGATAATCCTACGCCTTGTTCTTTCTTGCAAGTTTCTACCAATGAAGAAGCAAACTTATTTGGATCTACAGGTGGGTTGGTAAAGTCAAATGCAGGCAATGGTTCATAAAGGATAGGATCAGTTTCAGCAACCAACTTGAATGTTTCAATCTTTTCTACGGAAGATTTAACCTCACCTTTAAGTGCATCACTTGTGTCAATCTTAAAGACACCATCAATTGGTTTTAATTCGCTCATATAATCACCTGTGAAAAATTATTTACTTTCCTAAACTTAATAATTGACCTAAACTTCTCAAAGAGTTGGTCGCCTTTATGACTGATAACAAAGATATTTGTATCCGTTCCCATCTCGTGTATCAATTTGAGAAATTCATCAGTGCCTACAGTATCTAGGCTGGAATCAAACACTTCATCCAATATCAATAGATTGGTGTTAGTGGAGTTCTTCATCTTAGCAACTTGTCTCCATGTAAACAATAATGCTAAGTCAATACGCATCTTTTCACCTTCAGAAAAATTGGAATAACTAAACTCATCACGATACCGTGATTTGATTGTTTCTTCAAAATTTTCATTCAAGTTGAAGTTAACAAAGAAGTCCATAGCCTTCAAATATTTGTTTACTAACTTATTGATGATAGGCAAGTATTGTTTAATGATTCTAGTCTTGATACCATTATCTTTCAATAATGATGCTGCATACTCATGGTAGTGTTTTTCAATAGACAGTTCTTCTTGTGTCTTAATCAATGAAGCCAATTCAGTCTTCAATTCTTTCAACTTATGGTTTTCTTCCGTCAAGTTTTGTTTCTTGTTACTAAGTTCCACAATCTCTTTGTTCAATTTAGCAACATATGAATTGATGGAAGTCAACGTAGAATTGTGTTTAACAATTTCATTGTTATGTTCTGTGATATGTTTAGATACTTCTACAATTTGATTCAATCGTGTTTGCATCTTTTCATATTCAGAATTCAATTCTTTTAAGGCCTTCTTTTGCAACGATGCCTTAGATTCACTTTCGGTAACTTGTATTTGTTTGAAGTCACCATCAATTGTTTGTTTGCAAGTAGGACAATTATCATTGTCATGGTAAAAAGCAATATCTTTTTCCACTTTCTTAATATTTGTTTCTAACTTGGCTTCTAATTGAACCAATTTTTTACTCTTTGATTCAATAGAAGATTTGTCTTGTATCTTCTTAGTTAGAGCATCAATGTGTTTTTGGATTAATCCAATATCTTTGTTAATCTTAACAATGTATTCTTCATTAGTTACAATCTCAGATTTTTTCTTTTCAATTTCATCTTCATTGTTCTTTTTATGTTCGTCAATGTTTTGTTTTTGCATCTTGATTTTTTCAGATGCCAACTCCATTGCATACTTGTTTTTAGAAGATTCTTCTTTGATGCCGGCCATTCTTTCTTTAATCAATCCATTCATTGATGTAAAGATTTGGATATCTAACAGTTCTTCAATGATTGTTCTGCGGTCGGCAGGAGACAACTGCATGAATGGAACAAATGATGCTGAACCAAGAATAACAATTTGTGTAAATGATTTGTAGTTAAATTTGAGAATAGTCTTCTCTAAGAAATCTTGATAATCTTTTGATTTGGCGTCTTGGTTAACCAAAGTACCATTACACAAAATTTCAAACACATTTGGTTTAATACCACGAATAATTTTGTATTGTTTCTTACCAATAGCAAACTCAACTTCAACAACAGTATTGGAGTTGTTAATTGAATTTACAAGATTAGGTTTGTTAATCTTTCGGAATGGTTTACCAAAAAGACCGAAACACAATGCATCCAAGATTGTGGACTTGCCTGCACCATTACTACCAACAATCAATGTGTTGGTAGATTTATCTAACTTGATTTCGGTAAACGAATTGCCTGTAGACAATAAGTTTTTCCAACGTATAGTTTGGAATTTTATCATGCTTGTTCTAAGTTCAAAGCCTCAACATATATTTCACGCATCATGTTTTTCAATCTGGTACTATCAATACCTTCATTCTGAAGACCATCAACATATTTGTTTATGATAGTGATTGTGTCTTCTGCTTCATCTATCTTATCATCTTCCGCTTCATCTGTCAAGTCTAAAGCGTCTTCAACAATGGTAATATCGGCAGGATTAACATCATATAGCTTATTCATATACTGGTCAAACAAATATGGATTAGTTTTGTTTACCACTACCACTTTAACATATTTGGCGGTATAATCGGCAAATGATAATTGCATGATATCACTTATAGATGATACTTTGTCATCATATACCAATCTGTGGAACATTACATTTGGGTTATGAATAAACAAGAGCTCACGTTTATCCAAATCAAAAAGATGAAAGCCACGAGGGTCATTGTAGTCTTGCCAAGTGAGTTCGTAAGGATTACCCAAGTAATGAATACCATCAGCATTGGATTTATGATGATAATGGCCTGAGAAAGTGTACTCAAACTTATTGAATAACGCACGATTCAATCCTTCTTCTGATGGCATGCCACGATGCATAGCAAAGCCTGCAATTTCAAAATGACCCATACAAATAGGTGCATCTGTTTCTTTCAACATCTGCATACTGTCATCAAAGTTTTCTGGACAAATCCAAGGCATCATACAAATTTTATGAGGCCCAACAAAGATTTCCGCAGGATGGTCTATCACATTGATATTACCATACTCACGTAGCAACAAGTCAACCGAATTTACATCATTAGTGTTCTTAAAGTATGTGTCGTGGTTGCCTGCCAACATATGAACATCAATGCCACGTTCAAATAGTCCATCAAAGAACATCTCTTTGGCACGTTTAAGAGTAAAAAAGTTTACATATTTACGGCGGTCAAATGTATCACCTAGAATGAGAACAGTATTGATGCCCTCACTATCAATCATGGGAAAGAATGTTTCCCTATAAAACTTCTCGTAATACTCTAGAAAATGAGCCGAGTCATTCCTTGATCCAAAGTGTTGATCCGTAATTGTTGCTATCTTCATACTCATTCATTACCCTATTAAACAAAGTCATCACTCTTTTTCGGTATCCAAAACCTAAGATGTTTGCCTTTTCGCCTTCGGCATATGGAGGTCTTCTACCAAAGTCTGTGTATTGTGCAGAAGTTAAGTCAATAATCTTATTTTCTTTATCAATACACCACCAATGATAGATGCCTTCATCATCTAATGCACGATACATATGCATATTTTCATGGCCAAATATCTTATACAAACATCCTGCGGCATTATGGCAATGACCAAACATTGGATTGGCCGCATTTCTAATAAACCATTTTCTAGGCAACAAGTCGTATGTCAGATTCTTTTTTATAATACCAGAAATCTTTTGTAGATTTTCTGGTGTATAATCTACCATTATCATTTGGCGATAGAAACAACAGACTTATCTTTATGAATGTTCAATACACGTTGTCTTAACTCCGTGGTACTGAAACTATGTTGTCTAGAATTGAAATAGACAGACATTGGTAATTGATAACCAGTGAATTGTTTATCTCTATATTCCTCACCTATGATTCTAACATCAATTGGATGAGATGTCAAGATGTCCATCAACTCTTTTTCAGTGGCATATGGTATAATTTGGTCAACATACTTGCAGGCCTCTAGTTGAGTATACCGTTCAAATACCGATTGTACTGGTTTGTTTTTCTCTGGTCTGTCGATTGTAGGATCAGTTTGTAATCCAACAATAAGAAAATCACATTGTGTTTTGGCCTCTTTCAACATCATCACATGACCTGCATGAAACAAATCAAAACAAGATGCAGTAAAACCCACTTTAATTTTACCAAAATCCATATTAATCCTCCAAAAATTGTTCAATGCCTTTAGGCTTCTTACTTACTTTCTTTTCGTCTTTCTTTTTCTTTTGGCCAATCTCATAGTTTTCTATGAACTCAGCAATATTGTCGTATAGTTCAAACTGTACAGAACTTCCATCATGATCCAACATCTCAAACTCGTCTAGGATGCCCATTTGTTCAGTAGACTTATACTTGACATACAGTTGTTTCTTTTCTTTTTGGATGCGTCTAAGGAACGCATAGTAGATGATTTGTGTGAAGTATGCAAATGGATTTTTAGATTTTGTTGGATCAAAGTTCTCAAAATACATGAGGCAGTTTTCGATACCATCCGAAATCATTTCATCTCTGTAAGTGTAACTGATGAAATTAGGTTTGTGAGACAGACCTTCGGCAATTTTCATCCAACATTCACCTATGTAATTTGGTATAGGTTCTTGTGGATTAGTCTCTTTGCGTGACTTGTATGCAATTAATGCCTGTAAGAAGTCGGCATTGTTGATGTAATGTTTAGTGCTCATGTTAAATGTACCATAATAAATGTTGACAAAAGGCCTTGACAAATGTTAAGGTCTCGGTGTTGCTGCTTAATATTAATGTAATGTTCTTTCTCCTGGATCTTCCAGTTCTCCAAAAGCTTGCATCATAATTTCCCTAACTCTAGCAGTCAGGTCTTCCGAAATCTCCTTGGCCAAAGACTCGTTCACAGAGTTTTCTTCTTTCATCAAAGCACCTTCATAGTATTCCGCAAAGTTTGCAGAAGGATTTGTGATGAATACAATGTCTTTACTATTCAATACCACTTCATTTTTGGCCACTAATTCAACAGGAAGATAGTGAGCTAATGTAATAGTCGATATCCTATTTCTGTTTATCATTTGGAATTCCATTGGTTGTTCAACAACGTACTGGCCTTCCATTATTTCATTCACCATACCGATAATATCTTGACCATTTTGCATACGAACGATTTTAATGTTGTTCATTTTTTTAGTCCTATTTTGTATGTTTTGAATGAAAACTTCTCCTCAGTATATATCTTGACTCTTTCCACAAAATGTTTCAATGTAAAGTTCATGTGTTTTTTATATCTGAGGTCGTCTGCAATGTCGTATAGTGTTGCTTTGTCTTTACCTTCCGAGTTTCTAAGCCCTCGGCCAATCGATTGAAGGCTTCTGACTCTGCTCTTACTTGGACTGGCAAATATAATATTATGTAAATTCCTAATATTAATGCCTGTAGAAAAAGTGCCGTAAGAAGCCACGATAATAGCGTCATTTTCTCTTTCCATAATTTCTCTAATCTTTTCCCTGTCTTCTGTTTCGGTTCCGCCATGCACAAAGAATACTTTTCTGTCACCTATATTCTCTGTGTTCCGAATCATATCATACAGGACCTGTCCATGCTTGGCAACCATCTGATAGAGAATTAAAGTATTATTACCTAAACTAACTGCAAGGTTTTTTATAAACTTATTTCTTGCTTCACAGGCAATCAGGTATTGTATTTCCGCCTGATAGTCTTTATCTTTCATTTCCAAACATACATCATCTGGATGTTTAAGTATCAAACACTTAATTTCAAAGTCTGAAACTTGTTTCTTATCCATCAACTCTCTAGTTGTGGTAACTTGTTTCACTTGGCCAAACAAACCTTCTAATACTAATTTATGCGTTTTGGTTCCGTCTAGTGTGCCAGTCAAACCAATACGATACTTTGCATTGATACACGATGTTAATATTGTAGTCAACGATTGTGCCTTGAACAGATGCGCTTCGTCACCAATAATATAATCGAACTGGTGAAAATATTCTTTAGGCAATTGATACAATGATTGCCACGTTGATATCGTTAATGGCTTGTCTGTGTGTTTCTCTTTGCCTTGGTAAATACGATGCACATATTCACCCATTGCACCATTGTTATAGTCACCAAAGTCTGAAAATAACTGTTCAACCAAGGAAGTCGTTGGAACGATGATGAGGCCTTTACTGCCTTCTTTGTATCTTAACATCTGTCTGAACAACATATAGATGATTAGCGACTTGCCTGATGCAGTTGGAGATAACAATAACGCTCTACGTCTTTGCATTGCGTGAACATATGCATTAATTTGATGTTCTCGTACCTCGATGGGTTTGCCATTTGAATGTATGTTCAACTCTTTGATAAATTTTTTGGCATGATAGAGAGAATAATCGTCTTCTATTTCATCATGTGACCATGTATAATCACGTTCTTTACAAAACTCCTCAAAATATGGAATAAGTCCAATGTATAGTTGATTGTTACGTAAATCAAATAAACGAATCTTTCCATCCCATATTCTGTTTCGGAATGCTGGGACGAATTGGTGACCTGGGACAAAGAATGTAAAAAAGTCAGATAATTCTTGTGCAACGTGTCGTTCACAATTTACTTTTACATATACCTCATTGACTTTTTCTACAATCAAGTGTTCTTTATTGTCCTCCAATGAATCTCTCCCATGTGATAAAGTCACGTAGTTGCCACGTTCTTTGTTTCAACTCACTCATTATTGCCTCAACAACAGACACAGATTCTTCATGGTAGATTTTTTTCTCTAATAATTTGATTAAGTCTGTATCGGATTCCAAATACGTTGATATATCTGATTTGAGTGTGAATTGAAATGGTTCCCAACCATATTGTTCCAGTTCTTCTTTGGATAATTTGCCTGTGTAGTATTCCCATTTGACCTTACGCATACGCAAGTAATCAAAGTTGGCTTTTTTGGCAGCCATCTTATGTTTTGTGAGAATGGTGAGATACTTATTGTGTAGTTTTGGGATTTTTAGGAGTTCTTTGCCGGGCTCTGTCTGGTCTATATCAGAGTCGGTTGTCCAGTTGTTTAGTATTTGTTCAATGTTTTCCATAATATAATCAAAAAGTTTTAGTAATTTTGTATTTCGAAATACTCGTATCTAAATGTTGCAGTTGCTGTTAAGATTGTATCCGCAGACTGTTTCGTATCAAACTGTATGTCAGACAAAGAAACTGGAAACATCCTGTGAAAGTTTATTGATAACAATGGATTATTTAGCGCTGACATAATCGTTAAATTTGCATCAGAATAGTAACTGTTTGTTGCAGTAAACGTATTCTGTAACTGATTGTTTATTGCTCTATCCGATAGACTTTTAGGTGATGCAATAGCTAATAACCATTTATACAATTCATTCCAAGAATTGGCTTGTTCATCAATCATAAATGTAACATCAAACTCTCTATAATCAATTTTTGTTCCTGCGATAGGAACATTTACTAGTGGTGTATTGAATTCAGTTGTTCCAATACTTACACCAGGTAAATTAGCTTCTTGGCAAAAAAACTGCACCGTTGGCAATCTATTAAAAGCCAAGATAAACTTTGACGGTTGGAGAAAGTTTGTATTAAGAGGAGTTCTGTTTAATGCTGTCATGTAGGTATTTAGGCATCAAAAAAAAGGAGACCGAAGTCTCCTTTTTAAGTACCACTCTTATCGGTGGCTTCCCATCCCGTTGGGATTACATCAAGTTTTTAACAGCAAACAAACGATAGTAAACGTTAGTTTGTGA